TCCTTTGGGGCCAGCTACACCCTCTGATAATGATAAAGCAGCCTGTGAACATCTTGGTTTTCCTTATTATATTTATAGTATTGAACACGATCATTGGGAGTGTATAGAACCTAGTGGCTGGAAAGCACCTTCATTAATTGCTAGAAAATTTATCTGGGGTAAATATGATTGTTGGTCTATCGTTACAGATTGGTTCAAAGAAAACAAAAACATAACTATTAAATATTGGCCAAGACCAAAAAAAATTAAAGATTTTAGCGATAATGCTTATTTTGATAAAGTTCTTACAGAATCAAACTTTGTAAAACAAAAAACAAACAATAATTTAAAAGAGGGCGATGTATTACTTTTTGAAACAGTAACAGGAAATTTAGACCATGTTGCTCTTTATTTAGGTGATAACATGATATTAAATCATAATATAAAAGCTTTGAGTTGTAGAGAACCTTTTGACTTAAGATGTCAACAAGCACTCAAAGGAGTTTATAGATATGCAGCTTAAAAAAATAAAAGTTTATGGAAAATTAAGACAGTTCTTGGGTAAATCATATTTTGAAGCTGCCGTTAGATCACCACAGCAAGCGATGAGTTTTCTTATTGCAAACTATAAAGGTCTGCAAAAACATATGAATGATCAAATGTATAAGGTAAAAATGGGTGGGAGAGTTATTACAGAAGATTATTTATCAATGTCTGGACAGGGAGATATTCAAATTATTCCTGTTGCTACTGGATCAGCTTTTGTTCTTCCAATTTTAATTGGTGGAGGTGCTGTAGCTGCCGGTTATGCTATTGCAGGAGGAACAATATTTGGAAGCGCACTTTTAGCAAAAGCAGTTTCTACAGTTTTGACAACCGTTGG